CCACGAACGCAGCATCCTAGCAAACGAACTTCAAACACTGTGAGGAGGTGACTGTGCAGGAAGAATATAGAGGACCGGAGCGGCGGGGAGCGGGGGATAGGAAGCTGACCGAAGCCGACATTGAGGTAATACAATAAGTATACCTGACACCGAAGGGTAAAGATACGATGAGTCTGATCATACCGTCAGAAAAGGATATTAAGAAGGCCGCAGCCAAGCGAAGAGCCAAGCTCGGCCTTCCGATCAAGCCCAGCAAGAAGGCTGAGACTGAGCTCAAGAGACGCATGTCCGCACTGTGGAAGCGCGTACTGCTCCCGGTCGGTGACAAGCTCAAGGGTATGGTCAAGGACGGCGCGAGCCCTTCCGAGCTGGGGCGCGAGATGGAGGTCGCGCTGCGCAGAGCCGAGATTGAGTACGGCATCGCGGCCGACAATATCGTTGATACGTGGAAGTTGGCCGTGGATCGTGACACCAGAATCGGGATTGAGAGGGGCCTGAGGGACGCCATGGGCATCGACACCGCCGTCATCCTGGACAACCCTATCGTGCGAGATGCGATGAGCATCGGAGGTCTGGAGGCAGCTAACCTGATCAAGACAGTACCTAGAGAATACCTGGGCCACGTTGCCCGGGCGGTGGCAGATAACTTTGCTGGAAAGCCCCTCCCGGAGGGCCGCAGCCTGATGGCCCAGATCCAGCACATCGGCGGTGTCTCAGAGCGCAGGGCCAAGATCATCGCCCGGGATCAGACGAGCAAGCTCACGGGTCTCCTGGCCAAGACGAGGCAGACAAGCATCGGGGTCGAGACTTATATCTGGAGATCATCGAAGGATCAGCGGGTCGTCGGAGATCCCAGCGGCAATTATCCGAAGGGTAACTCGAAACACGGGGACCACTATCACCTCGACGGCAAGCTGTGCCGCTGGGATGACCCGACGGTGTACTCGGACGACGGCGGCAAGAGCTGGAAACCCAGGGAGCAGGGATGGACCAGGACCCACCCGGGACAAGATATCCTGTGCCGATGCTACGCGCGGCCAATTATAGATCCCAAGAGGATCGCAGCCATAGCCAGGGGGAATTATGATGCATAGGTTTAAGCTCATTCGCTGGGGGACCCTGGGGTGCGCCGCCGGGGTGGATCTGTTCTTCATTGCACACGTGGTCAACGCCGCGGACTCGGTGGCCAACATCACCGAGATGACGTCCCAGAACAATCTGTTCCTGTGGATCATCAGCGGGCTGTGCGCCATGTTGTTCACCGTAGGGTGCTGGATGCTGTCCAAGGCTGCTGACAGGCTCGACAAGCTTGAGACGCGCGACAGGGATAATGACACCAGGCTCGTGAAGCTCGAAACGAAGTACAACCTATGCCCAAATTGTCCGGAGGATCACAATGGAAAGTAAGGGATGTGGAAGCTGTCACTTTGAATCATTCTCAACGGAGTGCGCACGGTGCGCGAAGTGCCTAACAACCGATGATCTGGAATGCTGGCGGGCCAAGACGACGGAGGTAAACTGAGTGACCGCATATCGCAGGAACCTCATCGTCGTGTCGGACCTGCACGCGGGCTGTCAGCTGGCCCTGTGCCCGCCCGAGGGTGCTATGCTTGACAACGGTGGCCGCTACATGCCCAGCGACCTTCAGCTCAAGGTGTGGTCCTGGTGGCTGGACTTCTGGAACGTGTGGGTGCCTCAGGTGACCCGGGGTGAGCCGTTCGATCTGGTCGTAAACGGAGACGCAGTCGACGGCGTTCACCACGGCTCAACGACCCAGATATCCCACAACCTTCGCGATCAGGCGCTCATAGCCAAGGGCATTCTGGCGGTGCCCATGAGTATGGCAAAGTGCGAGCGGCTCTACTGGGTCAGGGGAACGTCGGCTCACGTTGGTGAGAGTGGGGTCGAGGAGGAGAGGCTGGCTGCAGACCTGGGCGCCGTACCCAATGAGATAGGGCAGCACGCCCGTCATGAGCTGTGGCTGAGGGTCGGAGGAGCCCTGGTCAACATCATGCACCACATCGGTACCACGGGCAGCAACGCATACGAGTCGACGGCCGTCCACAAGGAGCTGATCGAGTGCTACGTCGAGGCGGCCAAGCACCGAGAGGCGCCGCCCGACGTGATCGTGCGAAGCCACCGGCATCGGGGGTTCAAGACCTCGTTCGCGGCATCGGATCACGGTGACAGCAGGGACGCGATCGCGGTCGTAACCCCGGGGTGGCAGGCCAAGACCCCATTCTGCTTCCGGATCGCCGGGGCCAGACTGTCAGTACCTCAGTTCGGCGGCATCCTGGTACGGGCCGGTGACGAGGACCCCGTGTACGTGAGGCAGAGGACGTATCACCTGGCGCGGCCGGAGGCCGAATAGAGGAGGCTGACGTTGACCGAGAAGATCACGGTTGAAGAGTGGCTCAAGGAGATCGAGCGACTGTCCCAGCAACCCAGTGACGACGGCTACACCGTGGCCGAGCTGGCGCCCATGCTCAAGCTCGGCATTACCAAGACCCGCAGGGTGCTCCGACAGCTCATGTCCGAGGGTAAAGTCAGGCTGGGGTCGCGCCACGTGGATAACGACTGGGACGGACGCTCGCGGACCCGGATCGTGTACGTGTTCAATGAAAAACTTTTGCCAAATCAAAAATAACCGTTTACTTTCACATCCGCGTTGTTTATAATGATAGTGTCCCATTACAATTTAACTCAAAAGGATTAGAGGAAGACGGTCTGCCCTGGGTTTCGCACCCGATGGCTCGCCGTCTTTTTCTATTTCCAAGGGGAGACAGCTCAATGAAAAATGTATTCGGTATCACGCTTGCACTGCTGGTCGCTTTTGCTGGTTTCGCCATTGCTGGCACCGCCGGCGGTACTGCCCCGGCCGTGGGTAAGGTCAATGTTCCGCTGACGGTCCCCAAGGCAGCCAAGTCCGAGTGCAAGAACATCGCAGCCGGCAAGACCGGAACCGCGACCTTCGATGTGTCGGCCACGACCATGGTCAACTGGAAGTCCCTGACCTCGAGCACCAACGCCACGGCGGTAACCCTTGAGCGCAGGCTCGGAGCCAATGCACGTGGCACTGGGATCCCCTCCACGGGCGAGTACAACCTCCCGGTCGAAGCCGGAGTGGACAACATCGTATTCGGCAAGTACAGTGCCTCGGACAACTCGGTCACACCTCGGGTGTGTGTGGAGAAGAACTAGGATGGCCAACCTCAAAAAAGGTGATTATGTAACCCGTAACGGAAAGGTCGGCGTTATTGACAATATATCCGGTGACGGGACCGTTGCTGATGTCAGTTGGAACGGCGGTGGCGGAGCTTCAGTTCCGGTGTCTCAGCTCAAGTTGTTTAATTCCCAGTCCTTCCTCAACGGCCGAGCCAAGGCGGAGCGGGAAATTAGCAACAGAACTGACAAGTTTGGAGAAGAAATCACCAAAGGTCAATCTCGCGGTGCTGGGCATATTGTTCATTTTCATACAGCAGATGGGTATATATTGGAGCAAGACGGCCCGGTATATACACTATTTCACGGCACTCGTATGATTGCATCCGGAACCGATCGTAAAAAAGTTGTGGATTCCATACCTGTGGGTAGCAAAGGCGGAGGCATTTACTAAAGTGACCCCCATCACCAACCAGTTCACGACGGCCGCGGAGTTCCCCACAGTGTGGGAAGAAACGCCCGACGGCTTCCTTCGCGTGAAGGCTCGCCCCCTCAAGGAGGGGGTCATGCCGTACATGAGGCATGAGCTGTCGGAACTGCCCCCGGAGCTTGACGGCGTCGAGCCCATCTATATGCTCGTCGGAATGGACGCACTCTCATCCGGCGAGACGCTGCGCAGTCTGGAGGGCGCCAGGGTCACCGCACCGGATCACATCTGGGTCAGCACTGACAATGCAGCCGAGGTCAGCAAGGGCTCGGCCGCCGGTAAAGCCTGCGTGACCGGACAGTACCAGGAAGTTGACCTCGTGCTGACAGACCCCGAGACGATCGAGAAGGTTAAGTCCCGCGAGCTGGGCGAGCTGTCCTCCGCATACCACGCCGAGAGCGTCTATGCCCCAGGCACCTGGAACGGCCAGGAGTATCACCTGCTTCAGACCAATCTCATTTATAACCACATCGCAGTGCTTCCCCCGGGTACGGGGCGCGCTGGTGTGGATGTCCGTATCATCAATAAGAAGCCCGAAACCAAAGATAATGAAGGAGGAATAACGATGATCAGAATCAAGCTCGCCAATACGGGCAAGTTCGTAAATGTCGATGAGGAAACTGCATCGGCCCTCGAAGCAGAGCAGACCGCCGCCGAAGCCAAGGTCGGAGAAGAGAAGGTCACCAGCGGCAAGAAGGTGGACGAGCTCATCTCCCAGGTCGAGGAGCTGAATGCCGAGATCGCCAAGCTCCAGGCAGAGGCAGATGAGAGCAAGGGCGAGCTGTCCGTCTACAAGGAGAAACTGGACGAGCTCCTGTCCGAAGAGGCCATCGAGCACCAGGCCATGGAGATGGCAGCCGAATCCGCAGACGCCGACGAGATCATCGAGAACGCCGCCGCATGCATGGAAGACGAGAAGAAGGCCGAGGAGTTCAAGAACAGCTTTGAGCGTCTGGGCAACACTGGCCTCCACAAGCTGCGCGGCTCCGAGCTTCAGTCCACCGTGCTCAACGCCATTGGCATGAACGTCGAGAACATGAGCCCGGGAGAGATCAAGGGCGCATTCCGCGTTCACCACCAGATGGCTGTAGCCAACAGGTCCAAGCGGGTCGAGAACAAGAAAACGGTCACCGGCGCCAACCTGTTCCAGAACAAGGACGAGAAGGGCGTGGGCCAGATCCTTCAGAATCGCGTCTCCAAGATGTGGGGCGGCAAAAAGCAGTAAGCAACTCGAACAGAGAATATATAAGGAGGATGTGAAATGGCAATAGCAATTTATGGACCTTTCAACACCGGCTTCCGCGGCTCCCAGAACGGCTCGATCCAGACCGTCGTGACCGATCAGCCGGGACTCGGGGTCGTGGGTGAACTATGCTTCGCTAGCGACAATGACCTGGTGGACAGCTACCTGGTCAAGACTGGGGTATTTGCCGGAGCCGGAGTTCAGCTCGTCGCCAATGCGGCGGGGCTTGGTCAGTTCCAGCTCCCGGGCCAGCTCGCTCAGCTCCCGGATGCAACTGATCTGGATCTGGCTGCCTTTGCTGGGGTGGTCGTGTTCGATGAGAACATGCAGTCGGACGCCAACGGCATACCGGGCTGGGAAGATGGCCGCACATGCCGGGTCGTTCGTCCGGGTCGCGCAGGCGGTCGGGTCTGGGTCAAGGCTGTTGAGGCAGTTGACAAGGCCACGGCATCGGTCAACTGGGTCATCAAGGCCGGGACCGACGGGCTGTACCGCGCAGGTGAGTTTGCTCCGGCCGCTCTGGCTGGCTCCGAGGCTGCCGGTTATTCTGTAGCAATCACGACCGCTAAGGTCATCAGCTCCGCAGCAGCCGGCGGGGTATTCGCAATCGAGCTCGGCTAACAGAGCGGAAGGAGGAGAAAAGCAATGGCATACGGATTTACTACCGGCGGAAGCTCCACCGTAACCGCCACCGAGCTCGTCGTCAGCCAGTTTGACCAGGTCCAGGCCGAGTTCGAGGACGTAAAATACCCGGAGGTACTGTACGATTCCCAGTTCTCCGAGCAGTCCGTCAAGACGGACATCAACCCCGGCGCCCTGAACGTCGTATACCGCACCCGCGACATCAAGGGCACGGGTAACTTCGTTAACGGCTCCAGCCGAAACATTCCCCGGGTCGGTCAGGTTATCGGCCAGGTGACCGTGCCCATCCTCGATGCAGCCGTGGGCTTCACGCTCATGGACGCAGAGGCCCGCCGGTACGCCTTCGCCTACCAGGGCTCGCTTGCCCAGGACTTCGGCGGCATCATGAAGCGCGCGGCAGAGTACCACCTGGAGCGAGGTTGGTTCTTCGGTGATACCGACGCCAACTTCCTACCGTACCTGGACTATCCGACCGTAACCAAGGTTGCCCTTGCGGCCACCTGGGCCAACGGCACCCCCGCTGACTGGGTCGCGTCGATCAACGACAACATGACGACCCTGTGGAAGAACAGCAAGACCGTCCACCTTCCCGACACGGTCGAGCTTCCGCTTGACAAGTTCTCCATGCTGACCCAGGCATTCGTCATCGGTGCCGGCACCGCCGGGGTTGCAGTCTCCGCCCTCAAGTACATTGAGGAGAACAACATCTACACCCAGCTGACCAAGAAGCCTCTGAACATCAAGGCCCTTCGGTACCTGGATGGGGCTGGCGTCGGCGGAACCAACCGCATGATCATCAAGGACAGCAACCCCGCCAACTACATGCTGCCCCTTCCGCTCCCGTACCAGCTGACCCAGCCGGTGCCCATCCCCCTCGGTGTTGAAGGCTTTGCCGAGTATGTGTTCGGTTCGTTCCACGTCAAGCGGCCGCTGGCCATGCTCTACGTAGACGGCCTGTAGGATCAGAAGAACATACATTGAATGATGGTCGGTCCCCTGGGCCGACCATCTCTTGAAAGAGAGGCAGAGGACTATGGCAAAAGACATCTATCTGGCAAACCGTCACTCAGCCCCCGTCATCCTGGGGCGCATGTACAATCCCAACATATCTGGCGATCCGGCCGCGATGAAGATCCGCTTCGAGCAGCGGTCCATCATGCCGGGGCACGTCGAAGTTGTCCCTGGTGATGAGTGGGACCTGCGCAAGGGCACCGAGATCATCAAATACTACCTCGATCAGCGCATCCTGGAGATCGTGAAGCGCGACCGTGAGGTCGAAGTGACCAACGAGGTCGTGGCTGAACTGGAGATCCCGGAGCATCTGCAGCCCGACACCGACGGCAACGTATCCGTACCCAGTGCAGCCAACCCCGGAGAGACCGTCAAGGCTGGCATCCGCCGCGCATCCAAGTCAACCGTAAAAGTCGAGTAACGGCCCATGGCGAGCACCGCACCCACTGTGGAAGATTTTCAGACGGCCTACCCCCAGTTCCAGCAGACTGAGGATGAGATCCAGTTTCAGCTGAATCTGTCCTCCAGGCTGGTTAATCCCGCCGTGTTTGAGGACCTCTACAGTGATGCGGTGCTGCTTGATGCTGCCCACAACCTCCAGCTCAGCGCCCTGTCCCAGTCATCCAACGGACTCGGCGCCCTGCAGATGGCCGCCGGCCCCATATCGAGTGTGTCGGCCGCCGGCACCTCAACCAGTTTTGCCACACCCTCCATGGACAGCAAGAGCGCCAGGACGATGTGGTACAGCAAGACAAGCTATGGCCAGCAGCTGCTCCGCATCTGGAACGTGGTTGCCCCCGTGGGGTTTTTGGCGTGAGCGTGACTGTGACCCAAAAGAATCCGGGTTGGATATCCCGACTGATCGGACGCTACCACCAGGTAGCCAGCAAGGAGATCGCGGTGGGCTTCCCCAAGGGTCGAGCCCAGGCGTACCCCGACGGAACGGATCTGATCAAGGTCGCGCTCGAAAACAACTTTGGCACGGACCGTATTCCGGAGCGAAACTTCATGGAGCAGGCTCAGCCGGGCATTCAGCAGAACACGGCTCCGATCTTGAAGCAGCTGGTCAAAGAGCAGAACAAGGAGCAGCGATCCCAGGTGGCGGAAGAGGCCCTCATGCAAGCCGCCGGAGCCGAGGGAGCAGCATCCATCCAGGATGCCATCCTCGATGGAGAGTACGCGCCAAACGCACCGAGCACGATTGCTCGGAAGAAGAGCACGAAGCCGCTGGTCGATACTGGACACTTGAAAAATTCCGTCACCTATGCGGTGCGCGACAGGAGGGGATGATGGCTAACTTTAAACCGGGTGATGTTCTGACTGAGAAGGATATATTGACTCATTTCGGTGAGAGTACGCTTGTACATCTTGAGGATCTTGACAAAGTTCAGAAAAGAATCAACGGTGAATTTCGCATGATAGTTAAGATAGGAAAAGGTCAGTATCGTATTGCAAACTCCGCCTTCCAAAACGGCGTCGATCGCGCGAGGCGGGAGATTGGTAAGCAAATTTTAAACAGCTCAAAGCCCGATCTTTCTCAATATGACATATATGCCGATCGACCAGATATGGCCATTGTTCTTTATAAAGCAAGAACCGATAAGGTGCCAAGATTTCTGGGGGTAGATAAGAAATCCGGCCGCTGGAAAACTGGGGATTCTAAATACGACTTCCCTCCTGGGGTTAAGATTTAAATGACTCTCCTCCCCCTCGCCATACCGGTGGCCCTGGCCATCAGCTTTTACGAGGTCCCGGTCAAGACCGTGGACGTGATCTACGCCAAGGTTAACGGGATCGACACCGGGTCCATCTCCGGTTCGCGAACCGTGAACGTGGCCGCAGATACCACCGGGGGCAAGAGGCTCGAACACATTTTTGGGGGCAGCATATCAGCAGGTGATGTGGGTCTGATCACCACCGGACAGTTTCACATGCTGGACGCCTTCAAGGCTGGTGAGGTTCGCAAGCAGTCATACATCAACTGGCGTGGCCAGAGGTACAGGATCGTTGCTGTTGACGACTGGAGCCTCCAGGCCGGGGCCAGGATCTACTTGGCATCACGGCACGTAAACTTTGTCGCAGCCGGACTTGACACGGCACTGGGAATATAGATGAGCACCCTCACCTCCCTCGATGAGCTGTACAACCTGTGGATCACGCTGACGGAGTCAGTCAGCGGATACCCGTGCTGGCGTAAGGGCGGAATGCAGACCCAGCCCCGCGACCCGTACGCCACGGTGCACCTCGAGGAGGGCGGATATCAGGTCAACCAGGTTGTCGAGGATGCTGCTCTGGACGAGCCGTCCGAAGCCGGTGAGACGATGTACCAGCAGCCATGGGGCGCGACGCTGTTCAGCATCAAGGTCGAGTTCTGGAGGAACGACAGCTCGATCAATGTCTACGACGTGGCGCTCAAGTTCCGCAACTCGCTCTACCTGGAGGCTCGCATGCTCGACGTGTGGGCCAAGTGCGGTCTGGCCGGAAGCGACGTGGATGTGGTTGACATGACTCAGGTGTTCCGGGCGGATATCGAGCCCCGGGCCATGGTCAAGTTCAAGTTTTACGCGAACGCCGGCGGTCCGCTGCCGACCTCCAATATTGATGAGATTGACGCGACCCAGATAGCGGTGTTCCGCGACACGACAGATGATAAGGTTGCTGACCTGACGATAGATAAACCAGCCTAGGAGGACCACTCAATGGCCTACGTTAACACCACCCAGTCGCTGCCCCGCAGCCTCGATGTTCAAATCTCACTCTCCGTGCCCCAGACCGAGAGCCGCACCGACCTCTCCACCCTGTGCCTGGTGGCCGAGGACCTCGGTCTGCTCCCCAATGCCAACCGGATCAGATTCTACAGCACAATGGCCGCGCTCGAAGCAGACTTCGCAAGCAACACCGAGCCGTACAAGGCTGGCTATGCCTTCTTCTCCCAGACCCCCCGGGCCACGACGATGGCTGTGGGTCAGGCATTCCTCACCCCCCAGCCGGGGCTGCTCGTGTCCACCCCCCTGACCGCAGCCCAGATTGCAGCAATTGCGGCGGTGGCCGACGGAACGATGGACGTGGTATATGACCCAGGCACCGGCTCCGCCACCCAGAGCTTCACGGCCATGGACTTCACCGGGGTATCCACGATCGAGGCCATCGCGGCAGTCATTGATGCCAAGAGCGGAGCAGCCCTGAGCTGCTCGGTCAAGACTCTTCCGGGTGGTACCAAGGTACTGGCCATATCGACGGTGGCCACAGGTGATGATGTGACGATCACGTACGCATCCGCTGAGGGCACCGGGACCGACGTGAAGGCCCTCCTCAAGCTTACCGCCGCAGACGGTGCCCAGGCAATGAACGGCTATACCCCGGTTGACATTGCCAGCGAGCTGACGAACATTGCCAACGCAGCCAATGCCAACGGCCGCTACATCTACGGATGGTGCCTTGAGGCTGGCCTGAGAGTCGCAGCCACTCAGACGCTGGCGGCAGAGTGGGCCCTGGCCCGCACGGCCATCATGCCCCTGGTCACGAATGACGTGACCGCCCTCGATCCCTCGTATACGACCGACATCGGAAGCGTGCTCCAGGACGCCGGCAACCGCCGCGCAGTGGCCATCTACCACGACAACGCAACTCGCTATCCGGACGTGAGCATCCTGGCATACATGCTGTCGGTCAACTACCAGCTCCAGGACAGCACCGTTACGGCCAAGTTCAAGAATCTCCCAGGTATCGAGACCGTGATGCTGACCGAAACCCAGTGGTCGGCCCTCCAAGCCAAGGGGTACAACACCTTTACCCTCGTGGGCAATCAGGCCAGAACGTATCGCGACGGCACGACCGAGGACACCACGTATTACATGGACACCACGATCAACCTGGACAACTTCGTCGAGGATCTGAGTGTCAACGTGTACAACGTGTTCCTGCGGAACGGAAAGATCCCTTACACCCGGCGCGGCCAGCTCATGCTCGTGGATGCCTGCACCGACACCGGCAACCAGTACACCTTCAACGGTACGTTTGCTGACCGCGAGATTACAGATACGACCCGCAAGGGAGGGACCAGGGTGGTGCCCGCGGTTCAGGTCAATCCGACACCGATCAACCAGGCCAGCGCGGCCGACCGTGCGGCTCGCATCGCGCCGCCGATTCAGATCATTGCCCAGGAGGCCGGGGCCATCCACTCGGTCGCGATCAATGTCGAGGTGGTGAGCTAAACGTGCGACTGCCCTTGTACTCCCAGAATCTTCACACGCTGATCATCGACGGGTTTCCGGTCACCGGATTTGCCGACGGTGACTGGTTGGGTGTAAAGATAGACGGAGGCGGAGTTACCAGGACGCAGGGCTCATATGGCCCAGTACTGAATCGGGTGGCATCACAGGGCGGGCAGATAGTCATCGGATTGCTTCCGATCAGCCCCGCACTGGGTGAATTATTAAGCCTTAGAACCGAGGTACGCACCGCGGCCAGATTATTTAACATGTCGATGATCACCGGAACCGAAGAGATATTCAGCGCCATGGGCTGTGGATTTGGTGACATTTCCGAGTGGCGAATGGGTGGTCCGGTGATGGCACCCCGTGAATTTATCATAGAGTGCATAAAACTCAGATGGACTGAGGGCGGCATAAAATCACAAAACGGTATATTGGGCGGTCTTGTAAATTTCGGCTCTTGATCAACAGCGAGGAGGACTCATATAATGCGCGTAAATTTGTATTCTCAAAATCGACACATCGTGGTGATCGACGGCATACCCATCCAGGGATTTGCCGAGGGTGACTACATGCAGATCAAGGTTGACGGTAATGCCGCCGAGATCACCAAGGGTGGCGACGGCCCCGCGATGAACATCAGCACCCAACAAGGTGGTGAGGTTACCATCGCGCTTCAGCCCACCAGCCCCGCGCTCGGAACGCTATATGCTCTGCGCGAAGAGCAGGCCAACAATCCCCGGCTGTTCACCGTATCACTGGTCACTGGGGTGGAGGAGATCATCACGGCCAGCGGCTGCGCCTTTGCCGACATGCCCCAGTTCCAGACCGGTGGGCCAACCATGCAGGGACGTCAGTTCCCACTCAAGGCCCTCAAGATCCGTCTGGACGGCTCCGCGGTTGAAGCCGTGGTGGGAGGACTCCTGTAAATGGAAAAGCGTGACCTTCAATTAAATGATCGAGGCTATCAGCTGTTGCTTCCCGCAGTTACCATTGCACTGCCGCTCGCCACCAGAACCCTGACCGTATTCGGCCCAGTTGCTGGGCTGTTCGCCGACCTGGGGTCAATCGTGTCGGCAGACTCCAGCCATGAGAAGAAACTTGAAGCCGTGCTCGGTAGACTCGGTTCGGTCATCTCTCAGCTTGACCCGATCGCCACCAATGCTCTGCTCATGGATGCGGTCAGCCACTCCGGGCTATGCTGTGATGGCCAGCCGATCACCGGGCTCAACTTCGAGCGCCACTTCTCCCAGTGCCGCGGTGAGGTCTTCCAGGTCATGCTCTGGTGCCTGTGGGAGATTACGAGCCCTTTCTTACCCGCCTCTCTGACCTCGATCCCCCAGACCATGATGTCTCGGGCCGGGGAGGCGTTCAGATCCCAGACGGGTGGTCAACCGACTACTGGTTAGGCCGCCCGGTATGGGATGGGATGTGCTCTTGGCGCGAGCTGCGTGACGGGAGCCTCACGCTGAGTGACCTGATCGACATGCACCGCAGCCTGAACCTTAAGGGCCACCTGGAAGCGGAGCAGACCAAGCTGGAAAACCCACAGAAGTAAGGACCTCAAATGGGACAGAGCATCATCGATGAGCTTGTAACGCTGCTCGGATTCAAGGTGGACCCCGGTGCTCATCCCACCGCGGCCAAGTTCACCCGCGCTCTGGACAGCATCAACAAGTACGCGATGGTGGCCAGTGCCAGCATCATCGGGGCGGCCACATCACTGGTGTACTTTGCCGAGAAGTCTGCTCACGCTGGGGCTGAGATTGAGCGGTTCCGCCAACTCACAGGCATGTCTACAGACTCCATTCAGCGGTGGTCCTATGCAGCCAACCAGATCGCCGGCAGCAAGGAGTCGATCCTCAGGGACATCGAGGGCATAACCTCATCGCTCAACCCCATCATGCCCGGAGACTTCAACCAGGGCATGTATCTGTTCTTCGGATCACGCCTTAAGGACTTCAAGGACGCCAACCAGGTCCTCCAGGAGTTGGCCAAGGTGTTCCCCAAGCTGACCGCACAGAAGGCCATGCAGTGGGGCAGGCTCATGGGTATCAGCCCCGACACCGTGATGGTGCTGAGGCACGAAAAGGACGGGCTGGCCAAGTTGTTCGCCGAGGCTGACCGCCAGAAGCTCACGGCATCCGACGCTGAGAAGGCATACCGGTTCGAGCAGGCATGGAAGCGAGCCCTGGGTCATGCTCAGAAGTTTGCGCAGCAGCTCGGCATCCGCATCCTGCCATTCATCGAGAAGGTGATCACCAAGACGATCCAGTGGTACGAGGCCAACCAGCGTCTGATCAACGGCGGCCTCCAGAGATTCATCGAAGGGGTCGGCCGGGGCGTGTCCCAGTTCTCCGGCATGCTCGATAATCTCAAGGCTGCGATCCCCTGGGTGGCCAAGTTCGTGGGCCTCATCGCGGACCCCAAGCTACTCGGCGGCGGGGTGGCGATGGCACTGGCCGGGGTGGCGGCTGTGCTCACTATCATCGCGGCCAAGTATATCGCCATTGGCACCGCAGTCATGGCCATCATCGCGGCTCTGGAGGATGCTTCGACCAGCTTCGAGGTGGATGAGCAAGGAAAGATAAGCTCGTCCGGCAAGGACACGCTGATCAACCGCGGACTGGATTGGATTCACGATAAGCTGCCTGATTGGATGCGCACACCGGAGAATGAGTGGAAGCGCGCAGGAAGCGCGTCAGGCAAGTCGCGAGCCAAGGACATGCTCGACAACTTTGCTCAGTGGTACCGCAACGACCAACTCGGCGTGGCCCAGATACAGAAGAACATCGCCGACGCGATCCCCAGGCAGAGCACCGGAAACACCGTGACCCAGACCAACACCATCCAGATCCAGTCGACCGACCCGTACGGCGCCGGCAGGGAGACCGTGTATCAACTTGAGCGTATGGCCAACCCAGCGTTAGCTGGCGGGTGGAGGTAGGAACGTGTACTCGCTCCCCGGGACACTGCAACCGATCAGCAACCAGGTCGTGGGAACGGTCATCGCCGCCATCCTCAAGCGGCAGGTGTACCAGCGCGCCGCTGCGCCGTCACTCCCTGGGTCATACACGCCTGAGAAGTTCTACCTCAACTATATGAATCCCATGGTGGCCGTATCCACCGTGACCCAGGAGGCATACGAGGCCCACGCGGAGGTCACTCAGCACCCGGTTGAGGACGGCTCCGTGTTCTCTGACCACGTGATACTGAGGCCGATCAGATTTGAGATGACGTTCGAGGTGAGCAACTATGACGGGTTTGGTACCGAGGCCATATCTGCCAAGCAGACGCTTGACAATATGCTCAAGGTGTGGCGCGCGAGGCAGCTGTTCAGTCTGTTGACCACCCACAGGCTACTGGAGAACGTGGTCTGCTTGAGCATCAGCGCCACAAACGACGCTCCGGAGTGGGGTAGGCTCAGCTTCAGAGCCACCTTCCAGGAGATTCGCCTGGTCACCCTCCAGTCACAGACGTTCCCGCGCGATCGCGTTCAGGGAGTATCGGCCACCGTGTCGTCGGGCACCGGTCAGGTTGACCTGCTGCCGCAACCTTCCGGTCCGGCCACACCCAAGAGTGCTCAATCTGCCGCGAAGCCCATACAGAAGCCCGTGAAGCTGGTCAACTCTCAGAAGGGCGTGTTCGACAAGGCCCTTGGCGTGTCATGGGGAGGGCGCTGACGTGGCATATAACGTACTTCAGTTGACTCCCGAGGGAGAGGGCCACGTTCAGTTCTCCCTGGGCAATATAACCGTTGAGCTGGTCACCCGGTACAACTACGGCGCCGGGGTCTGGTCCGTGGATATACTCGACGCCCGGGGCAATCTGCTCGCAGGCGGCCTTATGCTCGTTCCCGGGGTTGACCTGCTGAAGCCGTACCCAGACCTGTCCGCCAGTATCGGCGGACTGCTGGTCGTGGAGGCTCAGACCGATGCGTATCTAAACCCAGATAACCTCGGCTCGACCGTTCAGCTGCTCTGGTTCGCGCCCGGTGAAGATGTGGTATTCCCATGAGCAGCCTTCAGCCTTGGATACGTCAGGTCGAACTGCTCATCGGGCCACTGCTGGGGTGGCGCATGGGTGATGATGCCGTCGAGGGCCCTCAGCAGCCTGAGGTTGTGAGGATCAGAAGCAACGGGGACCTCGATTCACTCCGCGTCAGATTTACTGTGCACAAGCACGGCTTGGGTACCAGCGTTCCGACTCACATCGACGTGTACAACCTGAGCCAGGCACTAAGGAACGCACTGCGCACGCAGGGCCTCGCAGTCGTGCTCAATGTCGGATGGCAGAGCGATTCGGATCTGACCAAGATATTCTCGGGCAACCTCCAGGCCAGCTACAGCCGCCGCGAGGGCCCGGACATCATCACCACGCTCCTGTGCATGGACGCCGGCGGGGCCCTGATGAGGACCTACGTGCCGCCACCCAAGGTTGACGGTGGGGATTCTGACCTGTACGAATACTTCTCACCTCCCGGAACCACGATCAAGGACGCCGTCCTGTTCTTGGCTGCAAACTTTCCGGATGTGGCCCTCGACCCGGAGAATGTGCAGATTGATGACGAGCTGCTCATCGGACCCGGTGGGCACTCGTATTACGGGCTCGTCATGGACTGTCTGGACGACCTCGCCCGGACGTATGGCTTCAGCTGGACTGTGGTCAATGGGGCATTCAGGGCCACGATGGACGGGAAGCCCCTCCAGGGCCCAGTGGTGCGGGTGGATTCGGCCAACGGCTTCTTGCTGCGGGCTGAGCCGGTGTTCTCCAGCGTATTCCAGGTCCCGGTGGGCCTGATCATCCAGACAATGCTCGACCCTAGGATCAATCCCGAGGGCGTGATCGAGCTGGTGAGTGCAGTTAACCCCTCACTGACGGGAGACTATATGGCCACCACGGTGGTCCACAGCGGCGACACCCACTCGACCCAGTGGGTCACGACCAGCGAGGTCATGCTGGTGGGGAACGCTTACGCATGAGAAATAACGACCTCAATACCCCACTCCTGCAGGCCCGGGAGATGTTCGACAGCATGATGCGGAGAGTGAATACCTGCATCCCCGGGAGGATCGACTCGTTCGACCCGGCTACCCAGACCGCCAGGGTTACTCCGGCCATAAAGGGCAGGTTTTACGCCGACTCCCAGGCTACGGACGTTCAGCTTCCCCCAGTGTTCAACGTTCCGTTGGTGTTCCCGTTCGCGGCCACCGGCGGATTCGCGCTGACCCTCCCGATCCAGGAGGGAGATCCGTGCCTCCTGGTGTTCAGCCAGCGGGCCATTGATAACTGGCATCAGCTTGGCGGCGTTCAGTCGGCAGAGACTGGGGCCACGGGCGCCAGGCATCACAGCCTCAATGATGCGTTTGCCCTGGCCTGTGCGCCTCCGCTGACCCAGGTCCTAGGCTCCTGGTGTGCGGACGGGATCGAGCTCCGCAATCGCGCCCGTACGGTGCGGGTCACGGTGAGGGATGACGGTCTGGAGTTCGACGGACCCGCCTCGTTCTTGAAGCCAGTGACTTTTCACGAGACCGTGGAAGTCATGGGAGCCACAACCCTGGACGCCGGCCTGACGGTCACCGGGGCCACGGTATTCAATGGCAGCATCACCACATCGGCGGGCATCGATCTGACCGCCCACAAGCACACTGACCCGCAGGGTGGCCAGGTCGGGGTACCGGTATGAGTTTTACCTGGAAGCTGGACAGTATACGCCATGATCTGACGATCCGCAGCGGGCAGCTGGTGACCGTGTCGGGCATCGACGAGATCGCGCAGAGGGTCATCGTGACCCTTCAGCACCACTGGCAGGAGTATTTCCTAAATGTTCCGGCCGGGGTGCCCTGGTACGAGGTCATACTAGGGAGCAAGGACAAGCACCAGGTTGAGGCAATCCTGCGTCAGATTATACTGGGTGTCCCCGGGGTGGTGGGTATTGCCCGGTTCGATATGACCATGACCCGCAGGGATCTTAGCATTGCAGTCGTGTTGGACGTGGGTGCCCCCGAGCTGGTGACGATCAAATTTGCGCAGAGCTGAAAGTGACGAGGTGAGGCGATGACAACATACGGAGTGACCGATCAGGGATTTGTCCTCAAGAGGCTCAGCGACATACGCGGTGATATGGTAACTACCCTGTCAACTGTCCAAGACCCTACGACCGGCGAGTACCTGACGCCGGATCTTGACAACGAAAATGATCCGCTGGTTCAGATTGTAAACTCAGTATCAGATCAGCTGGCCGCGTGCTGGGAGCAACTCCAGCTCTGCTACAACCAGTTCGACCCACTCAAGGCCACCGGGGCCGGGCTCAGCGGATTGGTGCAGCTAAACGGGATACGACGTAATGCGGGAGAGATTGACACGGTACTCCGTACCCGTCAGCAGGCCAGTACCATGACGACCAGCTCCAGCCTGATCGAGAGCGTGTACAGTGCCCTGAACAATCTTGACGGAGTAACCTATGTCCGGGTTTATCAAAATCTAACCAGCGAGACTGATGAGCGTGGGATACCGGCCAAGAATATTGCCGTGGTAATCAACGGCGGAGATGATGCTGAGATTGCAGACATCCTGTGGTTAAAGGCATCGGCATTCCCCCAATATGGCACCACCTCAGTTGAGGTGTATGACGCTCAGGGGATGACGTATTCGATGAATTTCATACGCCCAACGCCCGTGCCGATTTACGTCAGTGTCTCGGTAAAGGTCATAGACGCCACGGCATGGCCAGCCAACGGTGCTGACCTGATCAAGACTGCAATAACCAACTACGCCCAGAGCGGTACCGCCGCGCTTGGGGTAACCACAAACTGGGGGCGCGACAGGATCCAGATTGGTGAGGATATATACGCTTCAGACCTGTACATTCCTGTGGGCAGCGTGCCGGGCACGCAGATATTGAGCGTGGGGGTCGGTATCGGAGAGCCGGCCGAGCTGGACACCCTGGTCATTGATTGGGACGAGATTGGTACATTCGACACCCTCAACATAACCGTCACGGTGAGCTGATGCCATTTACTGATGTTTCATTCTCAGCGGAGGATATAATCGCAAGGGCCGAGAGCAGGCTGCTCAAGCAGTTCAGCTCAAGCATCGTGCTCAAGAGCATCCTCGCGGCCATGACGACAGAGATCCAGGCCCTGCGGGATGCGGCAACCGACGTCCAGTCTCTCAGGACACCGACCAAGGCCTCGGGCGTGAATCTTGAGGCTATAGGGCGGATCGTGGGTCAGGTCAGAACCGTGTTCGATTACGGAACGCTGAGTTGGCTGACCCCAGACACGGCCGGTTACACCCCAGACACGGCCATGGCCTGGGTCACCGGGTCACCGGTGGGCACTCTGGAGCTTGCCGGAGATGGCATCTACAGGAACCTCATCGAGGCCAAGGTACTGCGGAACTTTACTCAATACGGATCCATCCCTGAGATCCAGGCAGCCATCGAAACTGCGTATGGTATCAGGGTATCGTTTCAGTTTGCAGCTGACCCGATGGACATCAACCTGGTAACGGCAGAAGCAATACCGAGCCACATACTGACATTCTTGACCGAGTCCGCATCCAACAGCTCATGTGACGATATATACTATCCGCCATACCCCATGACGTGGCGTATAGTTGATACTGTATCGCTCAATATAATCAGTGAAGACTCTATGGAATTTATAATAGATGAAATAACCAGTAAAATAATAACTATCTGAGAGGTAAATATGGCTGACAGAATAGTAACATTGGGCGGAGCCGTCTGGGCAGATGCAGCTCCGGATCTGCCGGGTGGGGCACCCGCCGAGGGCACTACCTACGCCAACAGTGAACTTGAGGCCGCTACCATAGTTGACGGATGGCCGTACGCCACTGTGGTTCGCAGCGAAAACTTTAACGAGGTCATGCGGCGCCTCACCAGTCTGCTGGGGCTACTTGAAACATACGGTACTTTACCGTGGTGTGCCACCATTCAGTACCCGGTGGGGGCGTTGGCCATGGGTAGTGACGGCATGACGTATCGCTCGACGGTGTCCAGTCTCAATAAGAAACCGACGACAAATCCGGATTACTGGACCAGCGCCATAACCCCAGAGGTGCCCGCCGGTACGGTTATCTATACAGCCGCCAATGCGGCGCCTGCCGGGTATCTGGAGGCCAACGGCGATCTGGTTACCAGGGCTACATACGCCAATCTGTTCGCGGCCATCGGCACGACCTACGGCGCCGGTGACGGAGCCACAACATTCAAGCTGCCTGACCTCCGTGGCGAGTTTATTCGAGGCTGGGACCACGGCCGGGGTATTGACGCCGGACGCGCCCTGGGGAGTGCGCAAGCTCCCCAGAGTAACAGCCTGTCGGAGTTCAAAACAACCACCGGTGCTGCCACCAGCAGCCCTGGGGCTGTACCGGATAACGGTACATACTCTCCGTGGGCACTCACTGGGTACGGCGGGACCACCCAGTACAACATTGCCTTTAGAAAGTCGGGTGCCGAGACACGGCCCAGAAGCATCGCCCTCATGCCCTGCATAAAACACTAAGTATCAGGTTTACTAATGCCCCAACATCGGAGGGTTTATGGCACTGGGAACAATATCGTTTTTGTCATATTGGTTGACACGTCTGGGGGCAGTTACCCGCGCTAATGATCACACTATGCTTATTCAGCAAGGAGATTCCATCCGCCAGCTAACTTATGAGGATCTAAAAAAGGACGTCCTGGGCGAGGCAGGGATCGGCGAGGCATCAACTTTTTTAGAGGAGACAACCCTGACCGCCGCCCACGGGGCCGTATTCGTCAACCCGGCGGAAGGGGTGACCGTATGTATTCACTTACCGGCGTATCTCGCCGTCTCGTCGATCAAGGGGTACCGAATCAAGAACATCGGCCAAGGGGTGGTTCGCCTTAACGCCGCCGACGGCAAGACTATTGACGGCGACGCATCCATGGACTTCTTACCAGGGGACCGGGGTGAAGTGGCGAAAGACGGCGCAAACTGGCAGACAATTTAAGGAGGGATTATGAAACGTTATGACTTCATAGTATTTCTTGCAGTGATATTTTTTTCCACTGCAGCCGTGGCTGGCCCCACTTCCGGACCGTGGGGGGTAAGTGTAAGTGGTTTTACGAATTTTTCCAGTGCTGCCAACAACCCGGCGACGGCCGGCAAGACTATCGTCATCGATAAGGCGGTCACCGTCAACACCGCCACAACCCCCATAGATCGCGCCATCAAAGTCATTAAAGGGGGGAGCATCAACGTGGCCACCGGGAAAACCCTCACCATTAACGGGCCTTTTGAGGCAAGTAAAACCAAGGTTTTCACGGGGGCAGGTGCCGTTATTTTTGGTGCCAGGGCAGTACAGTCCGCTTCGCCTGACTGGTGGGAGGACAACGCCGTTCCGGGCACTACCGATATGGCGACTGCTATCAACCGGGCACTTGCTGCATTTCCCGTGGTAGAAATGTCTGCGGTCCGGCATAAAACCACCGCACCAGTCTCCATGTACGCATACCAGACATTGCGCGGAGTTCTGGGACATACCACCATTGAGCCGGCAGGCTGCAACGGCATTACCCTTGCCGTATCCAATAACTACGCCCAGTTGGGCAAAATTGAAGGGATCACTATAGATGGCGGGGTAGTGAACCCGCCGGCAAGTGGAGGATATACCGGTATCCACGCTCCGGGCAGCGCCAACAAAGATGACCAAATTGTCCAGATGAGGATTACCGACTGCTATATCTCGAACATTATGACAGGCATAGATCTGCGCACCGCTTGGGACACAATTATTGAACAAAATTCCCTGAATAACGTCTCTTTCGGTATTAAAGTTCGCGGCCTGTCGGTCAACACCAAAATAGAGAATAACCTGATCCGCCGCGGGCCAGGCAATGTCACGACTGGCACCATAGGTGTCCAGGTGGCGTCGGCGCTCGATTATGATCCGGGCGGGGCCACCGAGTATCGGCCGGAGGATGTTTCTATTACGGGGAACGAAATCTATGGGTACGAGGCCGGCATTTCTTTGCCAGCGGGGCTGTTGATCAAGATCGGCAGGAATATGATCGACGTCTGCAGTCTTTACTGCATCTACTACACGACCGACAACGACCTCACCATCGTCGACAACTGGCTTGGCGTTACAGGATTATCCACAGCTACCGGCTATGGGATTTATGCGGCTAACACCAGCCAATACAGCGCAGGTGCGGTTCGCGTTGTCATAAGGGATAATAATATATTTGAGAATTACGGGTCGCTCTCGACCAACAGCTACGGCATCAGACTGCGCCCGCTCAGCCAGAACGTAAGTATAGACAACAACCATTTCATGGGGTTCAACACCTACGACATCAACGCCACTGGCATTGAGCAGGTAATGTCTATCACTAATAACAAGTTCAAGTCGACCGAGCCGGTTAATTCGGTATATGTCGAAACCGGAGGTGGCGGCGGCGTCGTGATGGATAATAACGAGTCCGCAGTTATCCCGGTGCGACTGCATTCCATATCCAACACGGTCGGGGCCAACGTTCTGGGCCGGAACACGGGCGCGACCCAGAGCACGTACCGGAGAGGGCAAGCAACTATCAGCAGCGGCAACACGACAACCACCATCAACGTACCTATGGGTACCGATTCAAACGTTTACCCGGTGATAAGGATCAACACCATCGAATCAACCGAAAGCCCGGTTATAAAAAGCTCGGTGGCCTATAACGCGACGACCAGTGTCATCACCCTGACTTCATCCCTTGCTGCTCCAGTTGGCGGTATCAAAATCTACTACGAGATTATCGGCGTTTGGTACGGTGACAGGTGACATCAAGGTGTGAAAACATCCTTCAAAAGAAACAGGAGGAAATTATGAAGTACATCAGAGAGTTCTCAGCAGTATTCCTGGTCGTGACCCTCGGACTCTGGGGCTGCCCAGATCTGATCAGCCTCAAGACGGCAGCCTTTGCCGTGGCCATCGTGTGTCTGATGATCGGTGCGCTGGCCCTGGTCATAGGTGTGGCTAACGGATGGGGGGTGCTCCCCGCGGTGTCGTTCCGCCGGGACGTGTCTCGCGCCCTGTGTACGGCGGACGGAGCCAGCAGAGTGATCGGGGCGTTCCTCATCTTCCTGGGGTTGATCGTGCTCGCAGTGTTCAGGGCCAGCTGATGAAGTGGCTCATGCTTGCAGCTCTGCTCACACTGCCTGCGGTTGCGGGGGGTGCAATACCCCCCAATGCCCAGAAGCACATTCCGACACTACGCGAAGCCTTTAAGACCCAGTGGCCCGAGGCCCCGCTCAAGCATATCTCGTGCGGACAGGTTGAGCAGGAGAGCTCATGGAAGGAGAACGCCACCCTCAAAACCTCACGCGAGCTGGGCCGGGGGCTGGTGCAGATGACGATCACCAAGCGGTTCAATATTTACCTCGATGCGGTCAAGTACAAGGCCCTGAGGGGATGGGACTGGCAGAAAGATCCGTACAACACCGGATATCAGCTGATGTTTCTGGTGCTCCAGGACCGGGACAACTATTCCCAGTCGAAGGCCATAAACGAGCGTGAATCGTGGATGATGACGTTGGTGCGGTATAACGCGGGTGGAGGTCGGATCGCAGTCAGGAGACGATATGCTACAGCTCAGGGCATGCCTGCCGATAGGTGGATCGGAGGTTTGGAAGATGCACACGGGCCCCTGGAAAATTCGGTGCTGTACGGACGACCCCTGTGGAAGGCCGTGAACGAGTACCCACGAGTAATATTCAAGCGAGCAGAGAAGTACGTCGGGGCACTCTAGGACGATCGGAGGATGTGATGATACCGGACCTTGATCAGCTGCACCGCTCGATACACAATGTGGAGGAAGCAATGTTCAGCTGTCCGGAGTTCGGTATGACGATGTTCGAGGGGTGCCCAAATGGATGTCCAAGCTGTCCCGGGAGAAACCGTCTCGTACTGTCCGCTGATGAGGCGGAACGGACGACACGGTGAAGAGCCCTGCTGCAGATACTGCAGATTTACAATAGAAAAATAGAGAGGAGGCAGAGATGAACGAGATCATGAAGTGGTTCACCGAAAATGCGGTGTGGCTGGTACCGACCCTGATCCTGGTGATCAGCGAGTTCCTTCCGTTCGTGCCCAGCAAGTCCAACGGAGTGCTTCAGGCACTGCTCAACGTGCTCAAGAAGAGCAGGTGGGGAGGCGGAGCTGGGGCAGCTGTCCTGGTTATACTTCTTGCTGGGGGATGCGCCACAGGGCGAACCCAGGACCCGGCGGTCACGGCCGGGAAGTCACTGCTAGCTGCCAAGGAGACCATAATCGGAATCCGAACCGTGGCGGCCAAGCCGTGCCAGGACGGGGTACTGAGTCAAGCTGTGTGCCAGCAGATCGGCACCATTTACGAAATGTCCAAGCCCGCCTACGACGCCGCCACAGACGCCATGCTGGTGTACCTGACTACCGGAGACAGCACCCAGTACGAGCTTCAGATGCTGGCCCTCCAGGATCTGGTGCAGCGGCTCGTTATTCTACAGACCCAGAGCGGGATCGGAGGTGTTAAGTGAATGAGCAAGACCTCAAGAACATCGAGCAGGGAGTGCTGCTCACTGGGCAGATGGCCCAACTGGCGGCGCCGGTCGTCAGCATATACAACCCTGCAGCGGGTGCTGTTCTGTCCCAGGTGGCTCCGCTGGTCACCCAGCTCACGGTCATCGGGGGGAAGATCATCCTCGAACTGAACAGGGACATGAGCCGTGAGGATGTGATCCGGGCCCTGGCCTCATCGAGATCGAGTACCTGGGGTGAGATGCCCTCGCTGGAACGAAAGTAAGTCTGCTTACCACTCCCCCGCCTCGGGATTGGTCGTGTGGTGCCCCTGCTCCGGCGGGGGCTTTTTACTATACGAACCAGCTCCCTATATATAGCAAAAATAAAAGAACAAAATTTAAATAAAGTAAAAGTATTCTGGAAACATTACGTATTATCCTATTATTGCGTACTGGGTAAGCATCTATAATGGATACGCGATAAATATTGACCTGTTTTTATATTTTGTTCAAGTAATTTCCCTTATAATAGGGAGGCCCCGGGTATGCGTATTAAAGAAAAATAATATTATTGTGATATACTTTTGCCCCGAATTAATTTAAGGTTGTAAATACTGTAGGATTTAGGAATTGCTATGTTATATTTGGAGGTCCCACCGTTGTCACCAGTCGTAACCGATTATCGGTTCAAGACCCAGCCGTTTGACCACCAGGCAGAGGACTTTCTCCTATCCAGGGACGCCGTCGTATTTGGCTTCACAGACGAGCAGGGCACCGGCAAGTCGAAGAAGCTTATCGACACCGTGGCGTGGCTGTTTCTCAAGGGTAAGATCACCGGAGTCCTGGTCATCGCCCCGAACGGGGTCCACCGCAACTGGATCTTGAACGAGATACCGGCCCACATGCCAGACTACATCCAGTGCGTGTCCGCGTACTGGTCAGCGTCCCCGAATAAGGAAGAGAAGGCAGCACTCCAGCTCCTCGACAAACCCCCCAAGCACATGTCCCAGGCCCTGCGGTTCCTCGCGGTCAATGTCGAGGCCGTTAACACCAAGCGCGGCCGCGACTACATCACCCAGTTCATAAGCTCGTTCCGCTGCGTTGGCGCCATCGACGAGTCCACGATCATCAAGAATCCCTCGGCCGGATGCACCAAGCAGATCCTGGCCCTGCGCGAGCGGTTCCCGTATCGCAGGCTGCTCAACGGCACCCTGCTGACCCAGGGTCCCGAGGACGTCTGGAGCCAGATGAACTGGCTCGACCCCGAGATCATCGGAATACCCAGCCTCTACTCGTTCCGCGCCAGGTACTGCCAGATCGTGGACGTGGCCGCTATACTGGCTCAGGGCAGGTTCGCGCCAAAGCATGAGCGCGACCAGGCCATGCAGGTCAGCCGCATCATGCAGCGAAACCCCAAGGCCAAGTTTGCCCAGTTCGTGCTGACCGACGACAACGGAAAGCCTCAGTATCAGCGCATCGAAGAGCTTCGCGCGAAGATCGCGCCGTACATCACCAGACGGACCAAGGCGGACTGCCTCGACCTACCGGAGAAGCTGTTCACTAAGCGATATGTCGAGCTGTCCGACCGCCAGCGCCGGATCTACGACCAGCTCCGTAAGGGTGTGATCGCGGAGATGGGCGGGATGCAGATGACCGCCACGCTGGCCTTCACCAAGATGCTGAGGCTTCAGCAGGTCGTGGGCGGGTTCTTCGTCCCGGACGCGACCGAGTACAGCTTCGAGGATGACAAGTTCTTTGAAGAATCCGAGACGGATAACTTTCCGACCGTGTGCATAAAGGCGGAGCCCAAGGCCATCGATGAGGTCAACCCCCGCATCGCCTCCCTCATGGAGTTGCTTGAGGAGGTCGACGGCAAGGTCCTTATCTGGGCCCGGTTCAGGGCCGAGCTTCAGGCCATCACCCAGGCCCTGCGGGACCGGTACGGCTTCGCCGCAGTCTGTGAGCTTCATGGTGGCATTGACCCGGAAGAGCGTCAGGCCAGCATCAAGAGGCTCCAAGAGGACCCCACACTTCGATTCGCCGTCGGCAACCCCCAGGCCAAGGGCGTGAGCCGCGGCCAGACCATGACGGCCGTGACCACGGTCGTATACTACTCGAACAGCTTCTCCCTGGACGACAGGCTACAGTCGGAGGATCGGGCACACCGTATTGGACAGAAGAACCCCGTGACATATATCGATCTGGTGGCTCCGGACACTCTGGACGATAAGGTCATCGATGCCCTGCGCAGCAAGAAAGAGCTGGCGGACCTGGTTAACGGGGATCGGATCAGCAACTGGATTTGATTAGACAAATATAATTCTTAATTAGTTTACATTTTCTTTGAGGTGTTTTACATTGCCCCTCAAGGATTACAGGAGGAGACAGCGTGACAAACATTACCCCAGACGACAGACTGCTCGGTGACAATAAGGGACCGAAGGTCTACATCCCCCAGGAGCCGACCCGGCGTGACCAGTCGACAGGCAAGATGGTATCGACCATGAATTTTAACAAGGCCCGCCAGTTCGGCGAGCCCGTGGTCCTGTGCCCGTCCGGTCCGGTCGCGCTGAACACGGCCCCGACCGTCTGGCAGATGAAGTCTGAGCTTCGCGGATTCTGCGATGATGACTACCTGATAGCGGTTGGTGACCCCACACTCCAGGCCATGGCCGCCATCGTGGCTGCGGAGATGAACCGAGGCCGGGTCAAGTTTCTAAAGTGGGACCGCGAGCTGGGCCAATATTTTGAAGTACAGTTCGATCTGCACCACCGCCTCGGCGGAAAATAACCACACGGGAGGATTAGAGGAATGAGGGGAGTCAAGGCAAAGGGCCTGCGAAGGCAGTCATACGGAGAGGGCAACGCGATGCCCCGGAGTCAGCACCACACCTACAAGGACATTAACGGTCCGTTCATGCGCACTGTACGTGACCACAACGGCTTGCCAACGGGTGTTGTCAAGATAAGCGGCACACTCTTGATCACCAGCGCGAGGCGCCTGTACAAGAACCTCAAGAAGGGGATCCCGGTCCACATCTTCCGAGAGGGGGTGACCGCGTGACGGACGTGAACAGTGCAATACTGGACGACATCCTGGGTGACGAGACCATCCTCGAAGCATCCGACAATGACCTCCAGACCATCTCGGTTCTGGCCAAGCGCCAGCGCGAGCTGGAGGACAAGGTACTTGATCTGGAGGGGCAGCTGGCCACCGAGAAGGAGGCCCTCCGCAACATCCAGGAGAAAGCCCTCCCCGATGCCATGACCTCGGTCGGCATGGTCGAGTTCGTTATGGAGGACGGCTACAAGGTCAAGGTCAAGGACGACGTCAGCGCCGGCATCAGAGCAGGGATGGCGGAGTCGGCCACCGAGTGGCTCGACAAGCAGGGACTGGGTGACATCATCAAGGACGACGTGATCATCAGCTTCGGCAAGGGAGAACGTCAGCAGGCTACCGATCTGATGCTCAGACTTCTGGGTGACGGCCTGAACGCCACCGAGAAGCTCAACGTTCACAGCCAGACCCTCAAGGCCACAGTTAAGGAGCAGCTGGAGAAGGGCATCGAGTTCCCGACCGAGCTGTTCAACGTGTATCAGTACAAGAAGACAGTCATCACGGCGCCTCGCAAGAAAAAGTAACCCACCCGGGCAGCTTGCCCGGTACAAGCACAGGAGGATTAGAGGATGGTACGTTATTATGAACTGAACGAAGAGCAGCTGCTTGCCCTGGCCGATGATGAGGTCAAGAAGCTCATTGATTATGAGTGCGCCATCGAAGGCGTGCCCATGCTTCCGCCGTCCGCGGGGCCGATGCCGGTTGAAACGGCACCCGATCCCGACGTTAGAGGGTACGAGGTCGGAGGCATCATCACCACGTGCCCTGAGCACGCTTCGCTCATCCTGCAGGCTCTGACCAGCGGGCCGATGTTCACGGCCAGTTACTGCGGTCGCGATTATACCATACGGTATCTTGAGCCGATCGGCCCCAAGTCATATAGCCACCCCAAGCTGGAATCCCAGATGTACCGCAGTGCTGCCCAGTGGGACGCCATCAAGGACGACAAGAGGGCGTTTGACGTAAAGAAAGAGGCCTGGGACAAGCTCGACAAAGAGTACGCTGAGGCCCTCAAGGCTCGTGACCATATCTCCGAGGCCGTCTGGGATGCCATCTCAGAAGCACGGACCAAGAAGCGCGAGCGCGAGAATATCACAGCTGAGTTCGCTGCATATAAAGATCTGGCACAGGGTGACCTCACCATAGCCATGAATTTTATGCTCAAGGCCAAGTCCAGCGTGTCCGACAAGTACCCCGAGCTGATCCAGCAACTCTGCCCCGGCTATGGTAACAAGCAGATGGCTGCTGAGTAGCATACTCTGGGGCTCCGGGCCCCGACACCCCGGAAGAAAAGGAGAAGTACAATGGCAAAGAACCTGCCCGCAGCAAAGGACGACACCGGATCCGTACTTACCGTGATGGATCCCAGCGCATTCGCGGACGACATGGGAGCCGGATTCGAGGAGACCAGCTCGACCGACTACGCGATTCCCTTCCTGAAGATCCTCCAGGCCCTCAGCCCCGAGTGCTCCCCCGGCAACTCCGCATACGATGAGGAGCTTCGCCCCGGTATGTTTTACAACAGCGTGACCCACGAGTCGTACAAGGGCTCCGAGGGCCTCCTGTTCGTCCCCAGTTACTACCGCCGCGTGGGCCTGCTCTGGACCCCCAAGGATGACGGTGGCGGCTTCAAGGGCTCAATCGACGTGGCCCAGATGGAGTCGATCCTGCCCAACTGCGTACGCGATGACCGCAACAACGAGGTCACTCCCGACGGCCTTCACCTGATCGACACCCGTGAGTGGTACGGCCTGATCATAGATCCGACCGGTGAGTCCTGCACTCCGGTGCTCATGTCACTCTCCAAGACCCAGCTCAAGAAGAGCAAGCGCTGGCTGACTCTGGCCCAGGGCCTGCGATACAAGGGCCAGCCCATGCCGCTGTTCTCTCAGGTGTACCGCCTGACCACCGTGCCCGAGAAGAATGACCAGGGCTCTTGGATGGGTCTTGAGTTGGCCCACGTCGGCTCCGTACCGAGCATGAACGTATATGCCGAGGCCAAGCGGTTCCGCGAGATGGTCATGAGCGGCAGCGTGAAGTCTGCCTCCTACGGCACCGATGATCCGGTCGCGGCGGGTGACGTACCGTACACAGATCAATTCTGACGTTCCCTCCCAAGCAGAGCGTCGGCTATGGGGCCGGCTGATCACCGGCCCCGCACTTTCAATTCAATGACCACAAGGGAGGGAGCAGATGCAAGTTTACAAGACCATCAAAGAAGTGCCCACCGAAATCCTCACCGAATCGCTGCTGGCCATCCAGGACCTAAGGCGCAAGTACCTGGGCCAGGAGCAGATAACCGAATACGCAGGCTGTATCGACGAGACAGTTGACTGTACTAAGAGATGCTCGTTATGTAAGTTCGACTTATTACACAATGAGTATAAGGCTAAGGGCGAGACTGACTGTATCTGTCCGTGGTTTTGGATGGAGGGGACAGAATGTTGCTCATCGAAATTGCCCAAAATGTATTTCGATGAAAGTATACCCGAGAGATTAATGCGCGCTGACCGTTGGGAGGATGCCACAGTCGAGGAGCTGGCCCTACGTCGCATCGGAGGTCATGCTGCATGACCGTCTCCGAGCTTGCCTCACAATTCCACGAGCTGTTCGAGGGGCTGGAGCGAGCCCACGGATTCTGGGAGAACGGCGACCGCTCCCACAACGGTAAGGTCAAGGGCAAGGCCCGCACGGTTCAGACCCCAGTGACCGACGCCCTGTGGGAGCGGCACCTCAGCGGAACCGCTGGTATCGGGATCGTACCCATCCGGGACGACGGCACCTGCCTGTGGGGAGCCATCGACATTGACGTGTATGACGGCCTCGACCACGCAGAGCTTGAGCAACAGGTCGAGAGCATCGGTGCTCCACTCCTCATCCTCCGGAGCAAGTCCGGAGGCGCTCACCTATACATGTTCACCAACGAACCAGTCCCCGCCAATCTCATCCAGCAGCGTCTGCGCGAGTGCGCCATGGCCCTGGGCCACCCCAGGGCCGAGGTGTTCCCCAAGCAGACCGAGCTGGACGGCGACAACGGTATCGGCAACTGGATCAACATGCCGTACCAGAACGTCCAGGATACTGTCAGGCACTGCATCCGCAAGGGTCAGGTGCTGACAGCCACGGAGTTCCTGGCCCTGGCCCAGGAGAACCTCGTGACCCTGGATCAGCTCAAGGCCCTGCAGCCGAGGGCCGTGACCGGTGACGAGTGGGCCGACGCTCCGCCGTGCCTCCAGTTCCTGGTACTCGACGGCTTCCCTGAGGGGTCACGGAACAACGCCCTCATGTCCTTGGCCGTGTTCGCCAAGAAGGTGTACCCGGAGGGCGAGTGGCAGAACAAGGTATTCGAGTATAACCAGAAGTGGATGAACGGCGCCCACGCCGAGGTGACCAACATCATACGGTCGGCCTCGAAGAAGGATTATCAGTACAAGTGCTCGGACGTGCCGCTGTGCAACCACTGCAACAAGTCAGAGTGCGGGAAGCGCAAGTATGGGATAAAGTCCGGTCGCGCGTCCAAGGAGAGCAGCGGCCCCAGCGTGCTGGACGAGGTCGACCGCCCGGTCAAGGTGTTCCGCCCAGTGGATGACCGCGACGACGAGCCTCAGTGGGTATTCACCATTGCCGGTAAGAAACTGGACGTGACCCTCGACATGCTGTATAACCAGAAGCTGTTTCTGAGGGCCTACACCAAGAAGTTCGAGCGCGTCCGGATGGAGATACCCGCCGATCGGTGGCAGAGCAAGGTCAATGACTTGCTGGCCGAGGCCGAGGTACTGGAGCTTCCGCCCGATGCCGGGCCGGAGGGTCAGCTCATGCTGCACCTGGAGGCGTTCTGCACTGGTAAAGCCCAGGCCCGCGACAAGGCGGAGCTGGTCCTCGGCAGGCCCTGGACGGATGATGATAACGTGACTTGGTTTCGGAGCCGTGATTTTGTCAAGTTTTGTGACCAGCACCACTTCAGGGCATTCAGGGAGGCCGAGCTGTGGGCCGTGTTCCGTCGCCACGGTGGCAAGAATCACAGGTTCATGATCAAGGGTCAGTGCGTGGGCGCCTGGGGCTTTCCGGCGTTTGCGAAGCAGACCGAAGACTTCGACCCGGTCGCAATACCGGAGACAGAAGAGAAGGGGGCGCCGTTCTAATGAAATGGTACGTATATCACTTTTCACGCTCTGAACATCAAGTCAGAGTCCGTCAGCCACTACGAGGGGATCGTCAGATCGCCAGAGATGGTCACTACCAATGATCATTTGAACGGCTTCCGCACCGTTGCAGCCGAAAAGCTGAACTGCTCGCCGTCAGAGATCGTGGTCAATCAGCTGTCCTTTCTGCACGGGGTGGAGGAATAGCATGAACAAGTTACAGTTGGGTCAGAGCGACTACAGGGATATTGATAGCAACCGCTGGTATGCTCACTTGTCTGAACCGGAGAAAGCCGAATTGAGATTGCAAACGTGGCAGCGTACCTGCCCAGTGGCCAAACTCATATGAGATACCACTGCCCCGACTGCAATCGAACCGTTGATAAGGAGACATTCGGCTGGCCAGTCTGCTGCGGGTCCACCATGAAGCAGGGAGATGCCCCTCGAATTCAAGGCCAGCAGTATCCCAATCAGAATCTGTGGCACATGGTCGAGGAGCTGGACGTGTACGCCGGCAACGAGAACGTGACCGACTGGGAGCTGGACTTTATCGGTGACATGCACAACCTGTGCCTTCAGAAGCGGTCGTACACAGTGAAGCAGCGCGACCACATCATCCGACTGTGGGAGAAATACTGTGCATAAGCAGCAATTAATTCTCGGGCCCCCGGGAACGGGGAAAACGCACCATCTCCTAAACATCATGGAGGATGAGCTGGCCACCGGGATCAGGCCCGACCGCATCGCTTTCCTCAGCTTCACTCGCCGCGCGGCCGACGAGGCGCGGTCACGGGCCATGGCCAAGTTCAGCTTCACCAAGGAGGACCTGCCGTGGTTCCGCACCCTCCACAGCTTGGCATACTCGCGGCTCGGTCTGCGCCGGGACGAGGTCATGCAGCCCAAGCAGTACCGCGAGGTTGGTGAGCTGCTCGGTCTGGGGTTCTCAACCAAGCTCGATATTGAGGAGGGCGTGCCCAGTTCACGCTTCAACGGCGACCGCTACACGTTCCTTGCCGGGTACGCCATGGCCAAGTGCATACCATTCGAGGACGCTTGGCGGTCGTGCTCGGACGATGACCTCAACTGGTGGGAGTTCAGGCGGTTTTTAGAGACAATGGCCGAGTACAAGCTGGCCAAGGGCGTGCTCGACTTCACCGACATGCTGTGCGAGCCCCAGGCCATACTGGACGTGGACGTGGTGATCATCGACGAGGCCCAGGATCTGAGCACGCTTCAGTGGCAGTACGTCAACCGGGTGGTCACGCCCAATGCGAGGAGGGTGTATGTGGCGGGAGATGATGACCAGGCTATATTCCAGTGGAGTGGAGCTGACGTTCGCCACTTTCAAGCTCTTGATGGTGAGCAGACGGTCCTTTCGCAGTCACACCGGGTTCCGGTCGCTGTACATCGGGTGGCCGAAGGGATCGCCTCGGGCATCACGTCCCGGTATCTTAAGGCGTATCACCCTAAGGCTGACCAGGGCTCGGTAGAGCATCATCTGTCCCTGGACAGCGTGGATCTGTCGACCCCGGGGAGTTGGTACCTGCTTGCCCGCAACTCCCACCTGCTGCCCAAGCTGACGGCCCTGGTAAGGGATCAGGGACTCCCGTACAGCCTGCGCGGCGAATCGGTCATTGACCCGCGGCACGTCCGGGCCATAAGGGCCTGGGAGCTAAAGCGCAAGGGGGGGTCCCCGGACGCGGATGACTGGGCCATCGTGCAGACGCTCATCCCCAAGCGGGACGTGACCGGGCTCATCTGGCACGAGGCGCTGACCAAGATCCCGCTGATCGACCGTGAGTGGTACATAGGCATCCTGCGGCGCGGCGAGAGTCTGACCAAGCAACCCAGGATCAACGTGGCCACAATTCACTCTGTCAAGGGGGGTGAGGCCGATAACGTACTGCTGATGACCGACATGAGTGCGCGGTCATGGAGCGGATACCAGATGGACCCGGATGGCGAGCACCGCGTGTGGTACGTGGGAGCCACCAGGGCCAAGAACGCGCTGCACGTGGTGCAGCCACAGACACGCATGGCATTTGACATGTGATTTCATGAACGGGAGGAATTGAGGAATGAGACTGAACAAGGAAGACAAGGACGCACTGAAAACGGCACTGGGGATATTTATGGTAATAGTATTTGCACTGGGACTGGTTACGTTCATGATAGCCTGGTTATTCCCACACATCTACTATTGGCAGAAGCTCGTCGAGCAGAGTCTGGGAATATAGGGGGTGTGACATGTGCTTCAGCATGACCGATTCTCACGAGGAGCATCACTGCAACACCTGCAAGCGTGACTTTGACCTGGGCACGGACGAGTGCCGGTCATGCTTCATGGACACTTCAATTGACTGCGGCGACGGCTGCCGCTGGGAGGGTAGATAACGTGGGAGAATTGATACTGGCATTCGATACCGAGACCACCGGGATGGTCCGCTGGAAGGACGTTGACAGTCATCCAGCTCAGCCCAACATCATTCAGCTGGGGTGCATCCTGTCCGACGGTGAGGACGTTCACGCCGAGTTCCGGTGCATCGTCAACCCGTCCGACGTGTGTCCGGACTGGGTCATGGAAGATGGGGCAGCCAAGGTTCACGGCATCACCAGAGAGACCGTTGAGTTGGCCGGCATACCGACGCTCACCGCCATGCGGACCCTGACCCATCTCATGGACCGAGCGGACACGGTCGTGTGCCACAACGTGGACTTCGACAGGAAACTGGCCGCCATCGCGCTGACCCGTGGTGGCGACGGCTCACGACCAGCTCTGCAGAAGCTGGCTGCGCGTACGTATTATTGCACAATGAAGAAGTCCACGGATCTGTGCAAGATCCCGAGTGAGTACAAGCGGAACGAGTATAAGTGGCCTCGGCTGCTGGAGCTTCATCAATTTTTGTTCGGAGAGACGTTCGACGGCGCTCACGATGCCATGGAAGACGTCCGGGCCACGGTGCGATGCTACCGTGAGATGAGGAGGTTGGGACTGTGAGCGTGCGACTGCTTATAAAGGGCGTAATATCCGAGCTGGACACTCCTCAGCAGAAGGCCGTTGATGACGCAGCACAAGCTCTTAGGGACATAGTGGCCAGCACGGAAGAAGCGTTCCCGGGGTGTGGACTGCTGGCCCTCGGCCTGGTTGGAGCTGAGTCCCAGGAGTCCCAGTGATGAAAAAGAACAAGATTCAGCATTGCCCAGACTGCGGAGCCAAGCTGGTCCACCAGGGCGGATGCTCGTCCTGCCCCTGCTGCGGATGGAGCGCGTGTGGCAACTGACCTTGAGATTGACGTGCTCCTGGGCAGGCTCTGCCTGAAGGTGATCAAGAGGCGGAGTCAGGCGAAGGGTAACCCTATAACCGCTGAGGAAGGCGGTTATAGGGTTACCGGCTCTTGGCAGGGCAAAACTTTCACTTTACAGGTCGATCGGGTTGGAGTATAACACTCACAAGTGAAGTGAGTGTTATATACTATTAAGGATTACAGGAGGTGTGGAATGAGGATCTTGATCAACAGTGGGAAGTACAAGATCGCGGTGAACACGGGCGCGGAGGGCAAGCTGACCATCAAGGACATTCAGACGAGGCTCGACGCCAAGACGATGTTCATCGAGGCATACCGCAGACTGGACGGGCCAAAGGACGAGCGGAAGTGGGTCAACCCGATCGACGGACAGCTGCTCGGCAAGGCCGCAGTCATGTACAACTCCCCCTCGGTGCTCAAGCTGGAGATCGAGGCCCAGGGTATCCGCAACATCTGGAACAATGCCATTACCCGCTGGGTCGAGCACACCCAGAAACGTCCGTTCTCAGAGCCGCTGAGCAGGGCAGCGCGAGCACCCCGGTCAAGAGCAGTGACCCCACCGACCGCGCCCAAGGATGAAGGATCTGTCATGACCGTGACGTTCACCGGTACCGTGGGTGGCGTGGTGGAGCAGATGAGAAATTTTTTGAAATTTCTCAAATAAAAGTGTTTACTTCCCGTTGAATATGTGATAAAACATACTCAACGGGAATTGATTTCAGGAATACAGGATTAGGAGGAAGATTATGAAAAAGTCAATCGGTGAGCAGGTTTCGACATCCATCGCATTCCGGGCGGGGCGCAAGGCTGCTTGGGAAGGTAAAAGCATTATGGCCAATCCGTATAACGACTGCTATCTCTATCGCGAGTGGGCAAAAGGCTTTGATTCGGTTGACCGCGAAGATCCCGTTGCAGACCTTCTGGAGGTATCCGAATGAGCACCTTCAAGCCCAGCCCCCAGCAAGCTCAGTATTTTAACTGGATCGAGAATGGCAAGGGCTCAGCCCTTCTGGAGGCGGTAGCCGGTAGCGGCAAGACCACCACGCTGATCCAGGGCCTGATCCGCATGAACGGTGACGTGTTCTTCGGAGCCTACAACAAGAAGATCGCCGAAGAGATCCAGAACAAGACCAATGGCCTCAAGCTCACGTGCTCCCTTAACGTGTCCACCATGCACTCGGCCGGGTTCGCCATCTGGCGCAGATCCCAGCGGAACGTGCAGGTGGATGGGAACAAGCTGTTCAACGCCTTCTCGGCGGTGACCCCAGAGGAGCAGGCAGACTTCAGGGGCCCGGTGTGTGACCTGGTGAGCTTTGCCAAGCAGGCCGGATTCGGGATCCTGGTCCCGGGGACTGATGATGACTGGTACGATCTGATCGACCACTTCTCGGTCGAGTGCCATGACCAGGAGGATCGGGTCATCGACCTGGCCCGCAAGACCCTCTTCAAGAGCAACTCGATGACGGGCGTGGTCGACTTCGATGACATGATCTATCTGCCCCTGCTGAACAAGTCCAAGCCGGTCAAGGAGTATGACTGGGTACTGATAGACGAGGCCCAGGACACCAACGCCACCCGCAGGGCCCTGGCGCTGCTCATGCTCAAGCGCGGCGGGCGCCTGGTCGCGGTGGGAGACCCCCACCAGGCCATATACGGCTTCACGGGTGCTGACTCGGACGCCCTTGAGCTGATCGCCTCAGCGGTGTCAGCATCCCGCATCCCGCTTACGGTCAGCTACCGCTGCCCGAAGAAGGTCACCGAGCTGGCTCGCACCTGGGTCAACCACATCGAGAGTCACCCGGACGCCAAGGACGGTCTGGTGATGAGTCTGGGCAAGCATGAGGACCTGTACCCCGTGGTCAAGCCCGGTGACGCCATCCTGTGCCGCTTCAACGCGCCGATCATCGGCATGGCATACAAGTTCATATCGGACGGGATCCCGGCCAAGATCGAGGGTCGCGATATTGGCAACGGGCTCAAGGCTCTGGCCCGCCGCTGGAAGGTCAAGTCGGTCGACAAGTTCCTGGACAAGCTGGACGATTGGCGTGAGAAGGAGTCGACCAAGCTCCGTATCCGCCAGAAGGAGAGCCTGGCCGTGGCGGTCGAGGACAAGGCCCGCTGTCTGGGTCTGCTGGTCGAGCGGGTCACCAGGATCAACCCGAACGTGAGCAACGTGGTCGAGGCGCTGTGCGGCGAGATCGACAAGCTGTTCGGGGACGATGTCAAGGGCAACGTGATCCTCCTCTCATCCGTACACAAGAGCAAGGGGAGGGAGTGGTCCCGGGTGTTCTGGCTCCAGATGGGCGAGCCGAAGTGGCTCCGCAAGGACTGGGAGAAGCAGTGTGAGCTGAACCTCAACTACGTGGCGGCGACCCGGGCAATGTCTGAGCTGTACCTTGTTCCGGCTCCGCCGAAGGAGAAGTGATATGGAAGCTCATGAATTTATTGACAAACTGTTCTGGTTTTCAATAGGATTAGGATTCGGGTGGGTTGCGGGATATATAGTTGGGTTTTGGTATGGGATGAGAAGCTAAATGAAAATAACTCTTATCAGTACCGATAAAAGGATCCCATTTACTGATGTCAATATCGGTCATCCGTTTAAAGCCCACGACAGATTCTGGGTCAGAACCAGCTACGATGCAGCAGCTGAGTTGGGGAATAGCACCGAGCACACCTCAGTGTGCAATTATGTAATTGACCCCGCCGATGCAGTGGTCACTGAAGTTATAATCTTGAGGGAGGTATAGCTGTGGCCAAATCACTCAACGAGCTATTCGACACCGAGCGTGCTCAGCAGAAGTCGTATCAGATGCTATTCTGGCAGCAAACCATGCGGATGTTCCAGAGGGCCCTGCTTGAGGATGAGGAGCGGCTTGCGGAGCATGACTTGGGAGGTGACGTGTGAGGCTGCTTTTCTGGTTCATAAAATCCGCACTCCGACTGGTAATCATCATCGCGTTGGCCATCGGCGGCGTGTTCGTGATTCTGGCCACGCTGGCTGGGGGAGGTGAGAAGTGAGTTGTCAATATGTCAGAGACTATTATGGAGTTCCGGCCTGCATTGGTCGCCGAGTGATAGCATACGGAAAGCCGGGAGTGATAGCAGCGGATCGCGGTAATTACATCGGCATTTTACTGGACTGTGATAAGCCCGGAAACGTGAACAATTACCATCCGACGCACAATATTGAATATCTGGATGAAATGGGAAAGGTCAGAAAGCCCGGGCGCTCGCAAGCACGGTATTTGAGATTTATCGAATATGGAGACATGTTCGATTCATTTCTCGACTTCTGCTACTGGGACGCAGATCCAGAGAGATCGTGGAACGGAGGTTGCCAATGATCCTCCCAGTCCCCTGTCGATGCGGAAACATTGTTCAGCTTGAATGTGTTATTAACGGCCAGTTCTTCTACGTAAGGTGCGACTGCGGAATGTGCACCGGGAACTACCGCGACCCGGAGCGAGCCATCGGGATCTGGAACAGGGTCATGGCTGACTGATCAAATTATTTTGAAAAATATGAAAATAATTTGAGAAAAGTGTTTACATGATGATCGTGTCGTGATATATTTGACTCAAGTTGAACATCACACAGGATTATAGGACTTGAGACCATGGCAACGAATCTAAACATCGACGACGTAACATATCAGCTTAAAAAAGATGCCAACAGCCTAGATTCTAAAAAGTATTATATCAGGGCTGCGTTTCCGTTAAACTACATCACGGACAATATGACCTACAATCAGGCTCAGAAGGTAGCCAAGTCTATGAGGCAACTCGGATATACGGTCATTGACATGACCAAGACGAGCAAGCCCAGCTGACGAGCCGCCGGGTGGTACCCGGCCGAAACCCGCTCCGGCGGGTCCTGGGATAACCGAACAAAATACACAGGATTAGAGGGTTGACATATGAAAAAGACTGGCACAGCCGTTCATGTTGCATTTTCTGACGTTAGGGTAAAATTTAAACGGTCAGCCGACTTTTTGGGCAATTCGATTATTAGAGTGAAATACTTTATCACAGGCTCCGATACCATTTCAGATGAGCCTGAAAGTACAATGTCGGTTGAGCGATTCGAAGAGCTTTTTATTACTCAGAAGTAAAACCACAGAAATTGGAGGATTACAAAATGAGTCACGAGATTATCTTTGACGAGCAGCGCGGCATCAACCCCATCGCCTTTACCGGTCAGACCCCGTGGCATGGCCTCGGCCAACAGCTCCAGCCCGGGGCACCCCTCACCGAGTGGGCCACGGCCGCTGGGATGGACTTCTCGATCGAGTCGGCCCCAGTCCTCTATATGGATGCTGAGGGTCTGCTCCGCTCCTTCAACGGCCGCCAGATCCTGCGGCGGGGCGATAACCAGCTCCCGCTGAGCATCGTGTCAGACGGATACAAGGTCGTGCAGCCCGCCGAGGTGCTGGACTTCTTCACGAGCCTGGTCGATACTGCCGGCTTCAAAATGAACACCGCCGGGGTCCTGTTCGCCGGGAAGAAGTATTGGGCCCTGGCCGAGATCGGAGAGTCGGCCCGCATCATGGGTCAAGACCGGATCGACGGATACCTGCTGCTCGCCACCGCGTGCGACGGTACTCTGGCCACGACGGCCATGTTCACGTCTATTCGTACCGTTTGTAACAATACTTTGAATATGGCAGTGCACGACGCTGAGTCCGGGCATGCTCGCCGCTATCTCAAGATCCCCCACAGCCGCCAGTTCAACCCGGCCGAGGTCAAGGCCGAGCTGGGGCTGGCCGCAAGCTCATTCGGCACGTTCATTGACCACGCCAACGAGCTGGCCAAGCGGAAGGTGTCAGACAGGGAGGCCATGGAGTGGCTGGTGCGGGTGTTCGGTAAGGTTGCCGACGACCAGGACATCTCGGATGAGCTGCTCGCAGCCCAGGATGCCAAGACCATCAAGACGTGCTTCGAGCTGTACAAGGGCGCTGGTATGGGGTCGGATCTGAAGTCTGCCGACGGTACCGCCTGGGGCCTCGTAAATTCCATCACTCAGTTCGCTGATCACAAGCGCAAGACACGCACCGCCGACAATCGGCTGGACAATGCCTGGTTTGGGACCATGGCCAACGTGAAGCAGCGGGCCTGGGATGAGGCTCTGAAGCTGGCAGCATAGATAAATCAACGGGGGCCGCGCATCCGACGCACGCGGAAGGAGTTCTCATGTTTAAGCCTTGGGATGAATACCCTATAGGTACAAAAGCATATTCTGTGGGTGGCGGTCATTGGGTCAAAACTGAAAGGGGTTGGAAGTGGTGTACAGGCAGCACCTTTCCCACCCCAGGCGGTGATGTCTATAAGGTCACTCTGCCCAGTCAAACTAAAGAATAGGTGTTTACAGCAGGTGAGTTCCGTGGTATAGATGACAAAACAGGATTACAGGAAGGGAGGATCAACGATGAGAATGTGGATGGTGGACCCCAAGATCATGTGCCGCAAGCACCTGCTCGGCGAACACGGGGAGTTGCATAAATTCATGCACAACTGGGTCAAGCAGCACGCGGTTACCGGGCGGATCGAGGGCAACGCAATGGAGCCCGAGTCGTACAAGAGCCGTCACGACCAGCTCGCAGCCGAGATGCTTAACCGTGGCATGAATCACGGCTCACCGCTGGAGCAGCCGGACTTCTCGTACCTGCCGCCCCACCACAGGAGCTACCGGGTCAACATCGACGGTTCGCTGGACCTGTTGGCCAACCGGTGCCCCGAGTGCCGGAGTCTGATCAGCGGGGGTGCCCAGTGAAAGTGTGGACCAACAATCAGTTCAAGGGCCTGTGGCCCGTAGGGACAGCCGCCGTAGTGGTGGCCGCAAATGCCACCCGTGCTGCTGAGTTGCTCAACGAGGAGCTGGTCGAGATGGGCCTTGAGCCCACGGCCAGGGTCGATGACATGAAGCCGGTCAAGACCACCGAAGAGGGCGTGGTAATTCTCTGCGACGGAGATTATTGACAAGTTTTCACTTTACAGCATCACCGGACCGTGATACTATTGCAGTGCATCAGGATTGGAGAATTTACATGCGGCTGACCCAAGAGCAATTGGGGGGTAAAGACCCCTGGAAGGTTTTAGTGTGCTGCATTCTACTGAACAGGACGCAGGGTCAACAGTCGGAGCTCGTGCTTCAAGAGCTGTTCAACCGTTGGCCCGATGCTTCCAAGCTCGCCGCAGCGGACGACAGTCTGGAGCAGCTTATAGCGCCCCTGGGTCTGATCAATCGCGCAAAGCATCTCAGGCAGCTGAGCAAGATCCTGCAGACCACCGACCCCCAGACCCGGGCAGAGGTGGCATCGCTCCCCGGCTGCGGAGAGTATGCGGCCGACGCCTGGGACATGTTGATCAACGGGCGGCTCAACTTCTGGCCGCGCGACTCAAAGCTGGGCCCCAGGATGCTGGAGCTCAGGCTGGCCCTGAGGGTGGTTAAGGACTTCAACCAGAGCATCTACATACACATCTGCTCCGGCAGTGACGGGGCAACGCTGGTGGGAATCAGGGACCAGGCCAGGGACCTGGTGCGGGTCCCGCATGAGCAGTTCAAGAAGGAGTTTAAATCGGTGGTCTACCCGGTCGAGCGCTTGGTCACCAAGTGGATCGAGTGTGACTCCAATCACTACATTCCGCTCACAGAGCGGGGAAGGAGAATCATCATGACAGTACTTGTTATCAG